CTCAAGGCTCAGGGCGGTGACTTGCAAAAGTGGAAGGGCTACCTACTCAACAACAACTTCACGGCCTGCATCGTGCGGGATATGGTTGCACATCATCCGGCATGGGCAGATATGTTCGAGATGCGGGAAAGAAAGGCGGCATAATGGCATGGCACACGATAAACTCAGAACCTTCCACTTATTCGCAGGGGCAGGAGGCGGAATCCTTGCCGACCTTTTGCTTGGACACATACCTGTTGGAGCTTGCGAGATCGAGGAATACCCGCGAAAAGTATTGTTGCAACGGCAGCGAGACGGGATCTTGCCAATGTTCCCTATCTGGGACGATATCCGAACACTCGACGGAAAGCCGTGGAGAGGACTTGTCGATGTCGTGTGCGGAGGGTTCCCGTGTCAAGACATCAGCGCAGCCGGTAAAGGAGCAGGGATTGAGGGAGGGCGCAGCGGGCTATGGTCAGAAATGGCGCGAGTTGTTCGTGAGATACGACCGAGATTCGTGTTCGTGGAAAACTCACCGCTGCTTGTGGGAAGAGGACTTGCCGTGGTCCTCGGTGACCTTGCCAAAACGGGGTATGATGCAAGGTGGTGTGTGCTGGGAGGGTCAGATGTTGACGCACCATCAAACGGAGAAAGATTATGGGTTTTTGCCTCGTCCATTGGCATCGGATTGGAAAACAACCGGGACGGTAGCTGCTGCAAAAAAATATATAGAGCAGAATCTTGGCCAGATTCATTTACCTCTATATCTCCAGAAAAATGGCTTCTCGCCACCGCATCCGCAACCTTCAGAGGCGGTGATGGGGTGGCCAATAGAGTGGACCGATTTAAAGCCATTGGCAACGGACAGGTTCCACAAGTGGCTGCACTCGCATGGACAACACTAGCAGAACGCTAGTAAATAATCTTTACTTTACGCTTGCAACCGGCAGGCGCAAAGGGTACAACAGAACAATGAAAGGCAAGGATATGTCAAAAGTAGCAATGAGATTGGCGGCGATGGGCATGCGGCAGAAGGACTTGGCGCAGGCGGTAGGAGCAAACGAAACTTACATATCGCGTGTGCTTAACGGCAGGCAGAAATGCAGCGACCGCGTGGCAGATGCGATTGCGGCAAAGCTGGGCAGGACGCGGCGCACGCTGGGGCTGTAAGAGCGAGGCAAGTAAGCAAGGAGGCAGGAGTGAGCAAGTACAGCGATACAACCATTGACGCGATGATACACGCAGCCGACCGGATGGCGGCGGTAGGCCATCCGGCAATAGCGCGCTTTGTGCATGCGTGGCTGGATGATGGGTACAGGTGCAAAACGTGCGCAGGGTCAATCGACGCGCCTGATCCGGGCATTGGCGCAATCACGTTTGTGGTCGGGGCGCATGGCAGCGATGCGGCTGGGCATTGGCACGAGTGCCCGGCATGCGGCAAGCGGTATTATACGAGGCGGTACAGCTTAGATTAGGAGGCGGGCGTGAGTGATTATCAGGAGTTTATCGAGCGCAAGACACAGGTAGGTTGCGATCACGGATTTGAGCCGTTATGGTTGCCAGATTGCATGTTTGACTTTCAGCATGCTTGTGTTGATTGGGCGGTCAGGGGCGGGCGTCGTGCGTTGTTGCATGATTGCGGGCTTGGGAAGACCTTACAACAGCTTGTATGGTCTGAAAATGTAGCGAGACATACAGGCAAGCGCGTGCTTGTGATTGCGCCGTTAGCTGTAGCTCCGCAAACTGTAAGCGAAGGTGAGAAGTTTGGTGTTGAGTGCATCCAGCGCAAAGAGGGTACAAAGAAAAACGACCGCATTGTAGTGACAAATTATGAGCGGTTACACAACTTTAACCCGAATGATTTTGCAGGGTGCGTGTGCGACGAAAGCAGCATCTTAAAACACTTCTCTGGTGCAACACAGCAACAGGTAACGCGCTTCATGAATAAGATACCTTATAGGCTTTTATGCACCGCAACAGCCGCGCCGAATGACTTTGTTGAGCTTGGCACTAGCTCGCAGGCATTAGGCGAATTATCGCACAGTGAAATGCTTGCACGCTTTTTCCGTCAACTTGACGACAAGGGTCAAAAGAAGGAACGCAAGCGGCAAATTGAGGCCGAGGTAGTAGGTCAGGCTGCACCGCAATATTATCAGCGCCTTGCATATCGCGTGGCTCAAACCATTGGGCAATGGCGGCTAAAGAATCACGCCATAAATGACTTCTGGCGGTGGGTTGCAAGTTGGGCGCGTGCGTGCCGCAAGCCATCAGACCTTGGTTTTAGTGATGATGAATTTGTGCTACCTGCGCTTATTGAGCGCGACCACATAATCAAACCAGAGACACCGCCTGATGGTATGCTGTTTTGTCTGCCTGCGTTTGGTTTGAGCGAGGAACGCGAGGAAAGAAAGCGCACACTTCCAGAGCGGTGCGACTATGCAAAAGAGCTTGTCAACCACAACAGGAGCGCGGTTGTGTGGTGCCACACAAACGCAGAGGGCGACTACCTAGAAAACATCATACCAGATGCAAAACAGATTGCAGGCCGCACGCCAGACGACGACAAAGAGGCTATTTATAGAGACTTTGCAAAAGGTGATTTGCGCGTGCTGGTTATTAAGCCAAAGATCGGAGCTTTTGGTCTTAACTGGCAGCATTGCGCTGATGTGGTGATGTTTGCAACGCACAGTTACGAGCAATATTACCAGAGCGTCAGGCGTTGCTGGCGCTTCGGGCAAAAGAATGAGGTTAATCTTGATGTGATAGCATCATCTGGCGAGATCCGCGTGCTTGAAAATATGAGGCGCAAATCAGAGCAGGCGGATGTTATGTTTGATGCGCTAGTGATGCACATGAATGAGGCGATCAAGATAGAACGAAAGAACAAAATGACGAACGAAATGGAGGCACCGGCATGGCTGTAATAGATCAAAAAATAACCGAGAACTACGCGCTTTATAATGGCGACTGCGTGGAGGTGATGAAAAGCCTACCTGATTGCAGTGTTGATATGTCCATCTACTCACCGCCATTTATGGGGCTTTACGTCTACAGCTCGGATGAGCGTGATATGTCAAACAGCATCAACAAGGATGAGTTTTTCGAGCATTACGCTTATTGCGTGCGAGAGGTTGCCAGACTAACAAAGCCGGGCCGAATAAGCGGCGTGCATTGCTCCGACATACCGCTTAGTAATAGCGGGTGTGATGCGATCTTTGACCTTGCGGGTGCGATCATTAAAATACACGAGGAAAACGGATTTTCATACGGAGGGCGAAGGCTGATATGGAAAGAGCCGCTAATGGTAAGAAACCGCACGATGATGAAAAGCCTAGCGCATAAGACGTTTTGTAAAGACACAACAAAATGCAGCATTGCTAACGCTGATTGGTTGCTGATGTTTCGGCGCAATGGCGATAACGAAACGCCTGTTGAAAAGCTAACAGGCGCAACAAGCTATGCAGGAGAGCGTAGACCGCCAAGCGATGTGCTACACTGTAAGGGTATGAAGGGCGACCAAAAGAAAAACCGCTTTTCTCAGTGGATATGGCGGCAATACGCAAGCAGCCTTTGGGATGATATACGCATAGACCGTACGCTGCCACACCGAGAAGGCAGCGATCCAGAAGACGAAAAGCACGTTCACCCGTTGCAGCTCGACGTTATAGAGCGTGCGTGTGTGCTGTGGTCTAATCCTGGCGAGGTTGTGCTGACTCCGTTTATGGGTGTTGGCAGCGAGGTGTACGGCGCATTGTTAAACGGGCGCAAGGCAATAGGTATTGAGCTTAAAGAATCATATTATAGGCAGGCGTGCCGCAACTGCAAAGATGTAAAGCGTAAAGCCGAAACGGGTGATCTATTTGCAGAGGCGGCGAAATAAGGAGGCGGGCGTAATATGACTATAAAGCTAACACAAAAGAAAGTCTGGACGTGTGGCGACTACATAAAGGAGTACGGCGTCGTGTATGTTGTTTCGAGAGCAAACTACAAGACGCCATCTGTGTACCTTATCGAAAGAAAGTCAGCGGGTCATACAGAGCCGTTGCCGCTTGACGCGAATACATTAGTGCAGGCAAAACGTATTATCGAGGCTGATGTTGGCAGAATTAAAGAAACAGGAGAAGTACACGGAGCGGAGGCATGAACGCGAACAGAAAGCGAATCAAGTTTCAGGTTGGCGAGTTGGACGGACAGGGCAACTGCTGCGCGTTCTCCACGATGGCGACGTTTGACTATGAGGATGGCGACGTTGTGGCGCGGGCTGACGGGTACACAGGAAAAGGCGCGACAACGCATAAGGCTGCGCTTGATTGGTGCCGTGCGCGGCTCGGTTATGATGCACCCAACGCAGAAAGTGAGGTTTCGGAATGAGCAAAGCGAATGGAGATAGCCTCGACTGCCTTGTTGGGTTGATTGAGGCATTAGTATAAAGGAGGTTTAATATGACAGAACCATTACAGCTACCAGCACCAGAGAAGTACAAGGACTGGCGCGTACTGAGCGAGGACGAGAAGCAGGACATGGTTATGGGGGATGAGGTTGAAGTCATATACACTGAAGGCGTGTTAGTGGGGCAGCCACTCCCAGCTAAAGGGTCTTTATCTGACTATAAAGGCAAAACCATCATCGTCCCGCCCGACTACGGCAAGCAGCAGGAACCAGAGCGCAACGCCGACAGAGACAGCAAAGAAGATATGAAAGCGGTGCAAGATAAGTATGGAGTGGGAAGCATTGAGCGCCTAGACGATGGCGTATGGCTAGCATTCCATAAG